ATCGAACTCTGTCAGTGTTGGTCGAAGGTATGATGGGAGATTATTTGGGTAAAGGTTTATGAACTCGCCAGCGTTTAAGGGGTTAACTTGTCTTGGAAGATTATTGTTTTGTCCACGCAAAACAGCGCGAATGTTTTTAGCAGTAGCACCAACACTTGAAGTTACGGCTCTGCTTAACTGATTAACAATTGCTCTATCGGATAAACGAATAGATAAAGAATCAACAATTTGGTTTACTTGTGTTGCATTCAAATCACGCAAAGCACGAGCGATTTCTCTTTCATCAACTCTGCCCCAAGCACTATTGATAGCGCGTTGAATAACTTGGGCTAAAGCAACTTCCTGTGGGGTTAAACTATCGGCTTTCGTAACCTTGGATGTGTGAATCATTATTCAACATCTTCCGTAGGCGAAGCCGTCTGCCCTCCATCAGCCACATCATTTATTAAAGCGTATTCATCATCGGTTAAAAACTCGTCTTTACCTTTTGGTGCAACACCCATTGCTTCAGCGTTGTTGTGGTCAGCAGGTGGAAGCCCACCAAGTTCACGCAAATAGTCTTCGAGATTTGGGTCAGACATGATGAGACCAGAATTAGCCAACTTGGAAACATAGTCACCGATTTCTGTTAAATCAATGTGTGAAACTTCACCATAGGTTAAGAATGGTGCGCGTGATGTGTCCATCCCATTAAGTTTTAATAATCTTGGTATTGCGAACTGGTTGATGACTTCTGCAATTGAATTAGCGATAGCATCGACTGCCATTGACCACAAATCCATTTTTGCTGTGCCAAGGGAATAAGAACCAACTCTGTCATGTCCAAGGAGAATGAAATCTGAAAGAACTGACATTGCGATTCTTTGGTCGTATCTGTTAATAATTTTATCTGTATCGAACTGACGGCTACCACCTGTGGAAAGCAAAGATAGGTCAAACATTTTGTGACCTGATTCGTCATACATCAAAGGCATAACGATGCCTTCTTGTTCGTTTCGTTTCACATTCTGAACTATTTGTTCAATTGAATTACGGAAACTTATTTGTTCAGCAGATGCTGTGGAAGATAAATATTCTGGTGGAATGTAAGCGATTGGTAAACCTGCTAAATCTCTTTCAATACCAACTGCTTCGATTTCTTCAATTCTGTGTTTGAAATACCATGAACGGTAAGCGTTACGAAGAAGTGAACGACCTTCTGGGTTATTTTTATCATTCTTTACACGGAACAACAAAGCCTTTTCAATAGGAATAGGTTTAATATAAATTGAGGCTGAAGGGTCTGATTGAATCATTCCCTGAATTCCACCTTCTTCATCGAACATCCATTGCCAAAGTGTTTCTTGACCACGGATAGCGAATTTACGCCAACCTATTTTGTTGTCGCTAAATTTTGACCTGCGTTGAGGGTCTTTAGAATCTCCACCACGAACTTTGTAAACTATTTCGTGAAATGCGTAACCATAGGTGAGCATTGAAAGTATTTGTGTGAGTGTTGCATCCCAAGAATCTGACATGTCGTTTAAGCATTCGTTTATGAACTCTGCTATTTCTTGGTCTTTAGGATTTGTTTCACCATCTGCTGATTTATCTTGGAATGGGTCTATGCGCCAATCAAGTCGTAAGATAACTTTTTCGATTGCGTAAAGTATTGACCCAACTGTGGGGTCGTTGTCGGACATTTCACGATAGACTCGTGCGCCTTTAGTGCCACGAAGGTTCGTTAAGAATTCTTCGTATACTGTGCCACCAGAGTGCTTTAACCCTGTTGAACCAAACTCCGATAAATCTGGTTTAGCCACTTAAACCTCTAGTCTCTTGATAAGCCTAAAACTAAGCGTAACGCTTGTGTCTCGGTGAAGCCAGCCTTTTGTAATGATAAGAATAATTCGTGCATCATCACTGCTGCATCATCGAGGGTAACAAAGTTGATGCTTGATTCGTTCTTCTCCATCTAAAAAATTATACTGGGATTAAGTGTATATCAACCCCAGTATTGTTTTTAGATTAACTCTTCAATTAGTTTTGTTTGTTCTTCTTGTTCTTTTAATTCTTTATGGTCTGGTTGGTAGTGTTCCAGAAGATGTTCGTAATCTTCTTTCACTAAATATGTTTTGCCATCTTCTCGTACTTCTGTTTTCAGTAAGGCTGAGCATTGGCATGGAATTGTGTCTGACATGTTTTCTCCCTTTGTAGGTGACAGGGACTTTCTTCCATTCGGTTGGGGAATTATCCGTTAGGTTGTTATCCCTGTCATAACCTAGTATACACAACTGGGGTTTAGAAAGGAACTCCTGACCAAGAATCCTCTTTCGGTGTTTCCCAAGGGTCAGGTTGAGAAGATGGGGTAGCAACCTCAACTCTTCGACCATTAACAGGGAAACGCTTCAAAGACATCGCAATCTCTTTAATCGTAACTTCCATACGACCAGCAGGTTTGCCTTCTTTATCTGTCCAAGAATTGTAGGCAACTTCACCAATCACAATAACTGGGTCGCCTTTCTTCAAACTTGTTTGAATATGTTCAGCCAACTTATCAAAGGCTGTACAAGACCACGCTGTTGTTCCTTCATTACTCCAAGTACCATCAGCATTTTTTTTAGATTTAGATGTCATCACTGTAAGTTTTGCTAAACGCAAACCACTATCTTTCGCAACAATCTCTGGGTCTTTTGCAAGATTGCCAACAATAGTAATTGCTGTACTCATTTATTTCTCCCTCTTGTTTTTCATTTTTTGTTTACTTTTAGGTGTTGCTTTAGAAATGAGTATAATACCCAACTCCAAAGGTTTCGGTTTGATATTACGAGTTTTGCGTATGAGGTCTCGCTCTTGCTCACTCAATCCACCCCAAACGCCTAAAACACGATTATGTAAACCATATTCGGCACAAGGTTCTCGGAATTCGCAACTGAAACATATTTTTCTAGCATAAGCGTAATCTCTGACAACAGATGAGCCTTTTATTTCACTGGCAAAAAAAATCTCTGGGTCAGTAGAAGCACAAGGTGGGTTTTCGAAGTTTGGGACTTCGTGAACCGACATTACGACTCCTTTTTATTTTTCTTTCTAATAAGTTGTGCAATTCTTTTTCCGTTTTCCCAAACTGCACCTGCTGCAACACCATCATAATAAGATGTTGAAGGTTTAACATAATGACTGCAATCATCCCAAAGACTGCAACCACGACAATAATCTAATGCTTCTTGCGCTGTTTGTATAGTGATAGCATCAAAGAGTTTTGGATTGGCGTTCCTGCAAGGCGCGAGCGATAGAAAAACACGATTACTGTGTTTCGGTTTTGGTTTTTTTGGTCGCGCCATTTGACCAAGTTTAGTTTAACTGGGGTATATTTTCGTTCGCTCATTCTTTGGGCGTGGCTCTTTCCATCTTAATACGCATATATGGGTATCTCTCTTCTAACAATTTATCAATCTTTGCATCATGGTCTTCATGAAGTTGTTTCAAGATTTCTTCGCGTTCTTGTTTAGTCATCTTCTTCTTCATCGAACTCATCCTCACTTTCACCTAAGTAGTCATCAATTTCGTCACTGATTCTGCCTATTGCGTAATCAAGCATCCCTGAATGTCTCCAAGGTGGTGAATTGTCGTCATGTATTGCCATGACCCAGAATTCATTATTGCCACCAAACCATTCGGATACAAGTACCCATCCTGTGCATATTGCTGGTTGTTGAAAAGCAACTCTGCCTAATTCGGCTATTGCATCTTCAATGGGTTTAGCATCGGGTTTAACATCGTCATCTTTACCATCGGTCATGGGACTAACAATACTTCTTTTTTAGGATTTTCCAAGGACATTCGGAAAGAGTTTTCGAACTCTGTGTGAAGGAAGGCTCGGTTGGCTATTTCGTTAAATTCTTTTAGTTGTTCAGCAGGAAGGTTAGATAAATCTTTCATAATGATATTGGCAAGTCTATTGAACTCACGGATATTAACCCTTTGGTTCATTACAACCTCCTAATATCTTTTAGTACCAGTTTTTCTTCGTAAAGTGTTGCCAAGCGTTGCATGGATTCGAATAACGCGATTCTATATAGCGTAATCCCCAGCGAATTTGGGTTTTTGGATTGGTTTCCCAATCAGAACCCTCACTAGCCATTTTAGACCCCGGCAAGGCTTGTGGGATGCCATAAGCAGAAGATTTTGGGTTATCTGCTGTATGTCTCCAGTTTGATTCTCTTTCCCACAACTTGTTTAGGCATTCAAATTGTGATGCTCCCCAACCATACTTTGTAGCCTCTTCCTGAGCATAAGAACGACTTCTATCAGGGTGAGGCTTAGGTCTATCAAAGGAGATAGCACCAAAGTATAAATTAGGGTTGTTTGATGGATAGTTGTTTGCGACAGATTGGAACATAGGTTCAGCCATAGCGTGCTGACTGAAAACTATTGCCCCTAACCATATCGCTATCCATGTAGCGATTGAACGCAAAAGTTAGATGCCCTCTTTTATCGCATGGTCGCTTCTACTTACAGTGGCTTTGTTCCATAATTGACTACGCCTAAAGTAATCAGGTTCGGCTTCAGCGACTCTCTGGATTGCTCCAGCGCAAATAGAAGGAACTGATGCTACAAGCATGTCATGTGCAATCGACACTGCTTCTTCATCAGTTATGCGAGGTTTTTTTGATTTAAGGACAGCAACAGCATTTTTAATTGCTTGGTCTGCATCTGTACTTGGTAGTCCAGATAATTTCATAGGGGTTCTCCTTCCCTATATCCAGTAGTACTGGGGTTAGTTTATTTTAGCACTAAACCCCAGATACTTCTTGAAATGATGCTATTTCAACTCAGGGCGTTTTGCAAGGTTGAAACACCATAACCTGCTTCTTCCAACCAATTCAAAACCTTATCCTTATCGGCTTCACGAACCAGCACATCAACTGCTGTGGAAAACACATTAGATGTTGGTTCAACCAGAATGAAGATAGTGAATGGGCAATCAATATCGCCTTTAATAAGTTGTTCAGCAAATTCGTTGAAATCAACTTTTCTGTTTGTGGTTTCATCTACCCAACCTGTTGTCCAACCAGATGCGATTGAAACTAAATCCAGATTCTTAGATGAATCATAATGTCCACGCCAACCATCGGTTTTAATCCATTTTCTTGGTGAACCATTATTTTTCACAATGTTTGTAAACCATTCATCTGGTTCATCACCGTCTTGATTGTAACCAGTGTGTGTGCCGTAACGAACCCATTCTGCTTCACCTGAACGAACTCGGTAGATGGTAGATGCGTTTTGTAAATCATCTTCGTAGCATCCAGTGCATAGGTCTGCTTCTTCTAGGTTAGCCCAAACATAATCATCAGATTCTTCTTCGCAACTTGGGCAAACATATTGTTCGTGAATATCTAATACTCTTTGGCTTTGGTCTGACATTATTTTCTCCCTTTGTTTGGGTCTCCCCCGATGCGCTCGCCAGAACACTTCGGGGGGACGATTTAATTAGTCAATTCTTGATTGACCATAAGCATTGATTCCGTATTCGCGTAACACTTTTGCGAATGCTTGAACGAATGCTTCTTTGCGTGTTAATGATTGACCGAACTCGTGACACCAAATGGTGTAGCCACCTTCGTAAGTGCTGGTGCTACCGATTTTATTTTGTTTTAACCATTGGACAAATTTTCCTCTTGCTGGAGAAATCTTTATCCAAGCAAAACCACAAACGCCACCTTCAACAAAATATGTTTGTTTGGTTTCGTCAATGATGTTGCTAAATGGTGAAGTTTCAGTACCCACAACCATTGGGGTTACTTGAACTTCGTTACCTGCTTTTAATCCTGCTTCGAAGGCTTCACGATAAACCTCGTCTACCGATGCCTTCTTGATTTCTAATGTTGTCATTCTGGGGTCTCCCTTCCCATACTTAAATTATTACATTACTAGGGTTTAGTGTCAAGCACCTAACCATATTTTCTTACAAGAAGCCAGAGTGTGAAGAAAAACCACCCAAGCATCAACCAAGTTTCTGCTGGAGATAAAACTATATTCATACCAAACTCCAATCTGAAGATTTAAGAACGAATCCCAAGTCTGCACATTCGTAAACCCATTCTTGGTTACGACCTTTTTGAATCACAACTTCATCACCAACTGAAAGTGATGTGTGTGTTCTTTCCTGTGGCAAATTGTTTTTGATTGAATCCCAAACTACGCCACTTTGTTGATTTGTGATTGCAAAAACTTTTTCACAAATCTGGTAGTCGCTTAGGTTCTCAAACTCAACTGGACATTTGAAAGTGAAACTAGCAACTGGCTTTTCTGGTCTGCCTTCAATGTTGCTGAAGGCTTTGTAAACTACTTTGATTGCTTTCTCGTACATTTATTGCTCCTCTCCCTGTACTTCTATTATTACATAACTGGGGTTTAGTGTCAACTACCTATTGCTCTTTTTTATGTGTGTCGAGCATGTGCGCTATAACCTTGCCAAACGCAACCTCAATAGATGAGGTGTGTTTTTTGTAAAATACTTTGAAGTCACAAGATGGACAAACAAGATTATTGTTCAAGTCCTCCGAGAAAAAAGGATTAGCCTTGTAAACTTCTGAATATTTATCAGAATGTATGTACATTAAATCTTTATCTGTTTTCATATTTATCTCCCTTATATGATTTCTAAAGTGACTTGGTTGATTACTCTGTTACATCCAACGCATAGAACCAATTCCTGTAACCATTGACCATGAATTGTTGGTTCAACAATGGTTCTGCTGTCAAGGCATGGTTCAAACCCTGAATCGCTTGCCGTGTTGCCACAAACGCATTGAAGTGTGTCTTGTTGATTCTCGTATTGTAATTTTGCTTTCATTGGGTCTCCCTTCCCGATAACTCTAGTATTACATAACTGGGGTTTAGTTGTCAAGCACCTCTGACAAAGTTTTTTATTAAGACAAAATTATCTTCGTATGCGCTACATACTTGACAACATGTCAAGAGAGGCTCTTGTTGAATGTATTCACAATGTGAGCAAATAGTTTTTTCTGCCCATTTCGTAATTTCTTTTGTCATTGGTTCTCCTCTACCAACTAAACAAAGGGTCAAATTCCACTTTGTTGTTTTCTTTGTGTCCTTTGCAATGCCACTCACAAACATTTACCCAGCCATCATTTATGAAATCACAATGGTCAGTTTTTTTATCCCAGCAAATCTCACATTTCATCTGGGGTCTCCCTTCCCTCATACTTTAATTATACTATACCCCTGTTTAGGGTTGGGGATGGGGGTAGGCGTGTCTAACACACTTCCCTCACGAATTCGATACCCTAGTGAACAAGGAGACAAATGGAAACATTAAGAGGCATCACAATCGTGGTAGGCTACATCGCCCTAGTCGTGCTACTAACAATCATTGCTTAACTAATTACTTCGGATACTTTTCAACCTTATATTTCAACTTAGACAACAAAATTTTCTTTCTCTCCCTCGAACCTCGAAAAAAAACATAACGATGCTTCCTTGGTCTATCTGATGAAACCATTTCATCTTTATAGATTTCTTTTGCTTTACTTACCCCACCTGCTTTATCGAAAAGATGTCTTGAATGCTTGACATCAAGACCTTTCACTGACCATTGGATATGTTTATCGGTCAATCCTGTGTAAATCCAATTTGAACCTTGATAAACCGTTCCAATATGACCAGCCTGAATCTCAGCGTAACTTATCAAAATATCAAAATTTGTTGGCAATAATTTTATGCTGTGTGAAATAAGAAATGATTCAGCGTTTTTCTCAGACTCATCTGAAATCCATAACCTTGTAAGTTCTAAAACATTTTTTGATTCATCAGAACCACACACCCCAACACAAACAGCATTTGATGCAGGTTTTCCAAAAATAACACAACCTAAAAGTTTTGATTCTTCAAACAAACCAAACCTGAACATCGAAGAGGCTTTACGATGTAAATAATGATTCTCAACTACCATATCGTTTGCTGACCCATAACTTATTGGTTCTATTCGGTAAAGGTTCTTGAGTTTTGGAGTTTTCAAATCATCTTCTTTGGGTAAGGTTCTTGATGCCATATAGTTTTCAAATCCTTATCAAAAATATACAAATATCTATGCTTCCTTGAACGAGGCAACCACTCACCCTTTTCACCTTTACATTTACCCCTTGAAGATTTAACACCATTCTCAAGAAAAAAGTCTTTCTTCTGTGGCGACAAACCATGATAAGTAAAATTACATGCCTGATATAAAGTACCAATATGTTTACTTGAATCAGCATAAGAGATAACTGCTCTAATGTTTTGTTTTTTTAATTGCCTTAAAGAATAGGCAATCAACTGAGAACCAACATTATGACCATTCAAACTTGGATGCAGAACCATTCGAGACATCTCCAGCAAATCAGGATAGTGACCTCTGGGTAAACCGAAAGCCGATTGTGCTGATTCTGGAACACTTAAAGGGCTGTAAACTATTGCACCTACAATACTCAAGTTATCTATGATTCCAAAACAATATTGACCTATGAATCTTTTGCCACCCAAATAGTGATATTGGTTTACAAGTTTGTGTGCTTCTGTATACGAGATTTTTGCAAAATGGAGAGGTGAGGTTGGATTTGAACCACCATCTGACTCTTGGAATAGAGTCTGTTCTAGCATTAAACTATCACCCCTTAGTTATTGTCTGAACCAATCTTTATCAAAACTTTCTTTGAATCGTTCCCAATTCTTGATTTCAGAGAACTCATCCTCATAATTCCAAAAGTGATTAAATAAACCAATACTGATAAGTGAAACAAAAAATATTGCCAACATAACAAAAACGCTCATATTCTCCCTAACTACTATTTCTTCAAACAATACCAAACTCCTCTAAATAATCAACCATTTAGGGCAAGTTTCGTGTCAGGTTTTAACCTATAAATATACGAATGCTTTCCCAAAGTTTCTTTATAGAAGGCTTCCCCTGTTTCTAACGCATCCTTTAACCTTTGGGCAAAAGGTTTCAACTCACCCTTGTATTTTGTTCTGATGGCTTTATCGTGATAGCGTTTTTCTTTCCAAAGAATAATTTTTGCCCCTTTCTTAAAGCCTAAATACTCAAAATTTGAGGCTTTGTAGATTATGCCAACATGGTTGTATTCAGCATCGGCATACGAAACGATTGCCTTCAAAGAAGTATGTTTTTTTAACCATTTAATGATATTTGATATAAAATAGGATTCCGTATTCTTTGGTGTGTTGTCAATACAACAAAGCCGTCTTATTTCCATAACATCATTTTCTTCAGCAGCGAATCTTTTCCATTGATTAGCCATCGCAAGTTTTCCTATAATCGCTGCCCCTATCAATTCATCATTATGAAACAAACCAAAACAATAAGAACTGTGAAGACCGTTTACACTTTTGCTGTAATGCCATGTTTCAATAAAATTTTTTATATCTGTTCTTTTCACTGGATATACTCTTAAATCTTTAAGCAGCATCAGAATCGGCTTGTCGTATCCCACTTAGCGTAATATCGTTCACCATCTTGCTTCGTAGCCTCAAAGAAAGCCCCTGTGGTTGTCTCATTCGGGTGATAATGTTTTATATCACAAGGCACTGACACAAAGCCTTTATCAGCCATCGCTTGCTTCCTAATATCGTTATCACCAAACCACCACCTAAATTGTTCATCAGGTCGAACTGGTGAATCCAATCTTAAAACCCACGCATAACCACATATATCACTAGAACAAGGTTCAGGATAACCGAGAACTGCGCCAGCCGATGCCATACCTTCAACAATTGTTTGCAAACTTCCTTTCTCAATCCACACATCATCATTCAGTACTGCCACAAATTTTGCCCCATGTGCTTCAGCAAAGTTTATGCCTTTATTCCACCAACGATGAATATTAAACTCATCCAAATCCCAAAGATTGTTTACATCAGGTATCGTGTTTCCCTCTTTAGTTCTAACTAAAACTATTTGGTTCAACGGAATTAAAGAGTTTTCAAATATTTTTGGAAGATATTGGTGTCTGTCAGCCGTTGGTATTACTATCCAAAGGTCGTTTTCTGTACCATTCACTAGGGAATTTCCTTTCCGTTACCCATTTAGGAAAACTATCATCGAACTCAATCTCGTTGAA